AATATATCAATCAAATCTATGCCAAGAGATACTTTTACCCACCCGTCCTTTCCAGAGAATTGAAGATCCAGAGGGACGAATTGCTCTTTGCACTCTTGGCTCAATCAACTGGGGTGCCTTCCGTAACCCTCAGGAGATGAGAAAGGCCTGTCGTGTTCTTGTACGCTCCTTGTCTAACTTGCTGAACTATCAAGACTTCTTAAGCGTACAAAGCAAACTAGCTAATCAAGATTTTGAACCTCTTGGTGTTGGTATTACTAATCTAGCTTACTGGCATGCTCGTCGTAGTTACAAATATGGTGAAACAGATGCCTTAGCTGAAGTTAAACGTTGGATGGAACATCAGGCATATTATCTTACCGAGGCAAGTGTGGAGCTTGCTCAAGAACGAGGTTCTTGTGAACGTAGCGAATACACATACTATGGTAAAGGAGTATTTCCTTGGGAACGTCGAAACGCAGGTGTTAATGAGCTAACAGACTTTACACCTAGTCTAGATTGGGAACCATTGCGTGAACGTATGAAAACATACGGTATTCGTAATGCTACCTTAATGGCCGTGGCACCGGTCGAGTCCAGCTCGGTTGTGTTAAACTCCACCAACGGAATTGAAATGCCGATGGAATTGATTTCTGTGAAGGAATCGAAAGCTGGATCGTTTGTACAAGTCGTGCCAGAGTACAAACGTCTAAAGAACCGCTACCAACTAATGTGGGAACAAACAGACTGTATCGGTTATTTAAAAACAGCATGTGTGTTAGCCGCGTATGTTGATCAAAGTTTGAGTACTAATACTTTTTATAGTCCTAAACATTTTGCCGACGGCAAGGTCCCTGGCACATTAATTGCCAAAAATTTAATGTTAGCCTATAAGTGGGGCCTAAAAACCGTATACTATAGTTTGATTGATAAAGTTGGATCAAAGAATGTTTTAAACACTCAAACTTCTAGCAAATTGGATCTTGAACCTGTTACAATATACAACGAGTTAGATGACGACTGCGAAGCTTGCAAATTATAAAAAGAATAAAAAATGTCAAAAGCACAATACGATATATCAAAACAAACAAACTATCTAAAGCGTAAGATGTTCTTGGATCCAGAAGGTCCTGTAACAGTACAACGTTTTGAAGAAGTCAAATATCCTAAGATTGCCAAATATGAAGAATTAGCTCGTGGATTCTTTTGGGTTCCAGAAGAAATATCTTTAACAAAAGATAAAATGGATCACAAGGAAGCCAGCAATGCTATCAAGCATATCTTTACTTCTAACCTACTGCGCCAAACAGCATTAGACAGTATTCAAGGTCGTGCTCCTAATCAAGTGTTTTCACCAGTGATTTCAATTCCTGAACTTGAAGCACTTGTAAGCAATTGGAGTTTCTTCGAAACAAATATTCATTCAAAGAGCTATAGTCACATCATTCGTAATGTATATGGCGTGCCAAAAGAAGAGTTCAATAAGATCCATGACACAAAAGAAATTGTAGACATGGCTTCTAATATTGGTCGTTACTATGATGAATTACACAAGTTAAATTGTCAAAGTGAATTACTGCCGGTGGGTATTCCTGAAGCAGAACATGTTAAAGCAATTTGGTTGGCACTAAACGCCAGTTATGCCCTTGAAGCACTTCGCTTCATGGTATCATTTGCTACATCATTGGCCATGGTTGAGAATAAGATTTATATTGGCAATGGCAATATCATCAGCCTTATCCTACAAGATGAAATCCTACACGCAGAGTGGACTGCTTGGTTGATCAATCAGGTTGTCAAAGAAGATGAACGCTTTGCCAAAGCCAAAGAAGAATGTGAAGCAGAAGTTTATCAAATGTACTTAGATGTTATTCGTGAAGAAAAGGAATGGGCAGACTATTTGTTTAAGTTAGGTCCTGTTATTGGCCTTAACGCTAACATCCTAAAAGACTTTGTAGACTATACAGCATTTACTCGATTGAAAGATGTTGGAATCAAATACGAAGGCGAACATCCACGCCAGAGTCCCATCCCTTGGTTTAACAAGCACGTAAATATCAACAAGAAACAAACAGCGTTACAAGAAAACGAATCAACAAATTATGTTATCGGAGTAATGTCCGACAACGTAAGTTACGAAGAATTACCAGAATTATAAGGAGAAATAAAATGGCAATCACACCAAAAAAAGCGCCTCGTCCCCGTCCTCTAAAAGAAATGGCTAAACGTGCCGCAAAAAAACACCTTAAAAAGAAATAAAATAGGAGTTAGATATGACAAAAGCTATTGTATGGTCAAAGTACCACTGCCCCTATTGTGATCAAGCCAAGGCATTACTAAATCAAAAAGGTATTCCTTTTGAAGAACGTAAGATCGGTGACGGATGGACCAAAGAAGAATTACTAGAGGCTATTCCAACAGCTCGAACAGTTCCGCAAATTTTACTTGACGGCGAATTAATTGGTGGATTCACTGAATTAAAAAAACATTTAACAGAGGCTGTAAATGGATGAAGATAAAATAGAAGATATTATATCAGTATCGTCTAATTCGTCTATTGATTATAATAATATTAGTGGCAACATGTATGGTACTATAGATTATTCTAACATTAGTACTACTATTCCATCAATCACTGTAACAAATGGAACAGCTGGTAGTTACTTATATAGTAACGGAGCATCGTCGTATAGTTGGGGAGCATCACCTAGTTCTAATTTATCAGTATCAGGTGATGCTGAAATCGAAGGAGACTTAAAAGTCGGCGGAGTAAGTATCAAAAAGTCGTTAGAAGCAATTAACGACCGTCTTGCTATTCTTCAACCAAATCCAGAAAAGTTAGAAAAGTATGAGGCATTAAGAAAAGCCTACGAACACTATAAATTGTTAGAAAAATTAGTACAAGAAGATTAAAGGAATATATGCTTATTAATAAAGGTTTCTCCACAGGAGATATTGTTAGTATTAAATTAGTCAACGGTGATGAACTCATCGCAAGATTTGACGAAGAAACAGCTTCGACTGTAAAAATTGAAAAGCCGTTAGCTATTACCCTAGGCGCTCAAGGATTAGGAATGATTCCTTGGATGTTCTTAGGATCAGACGACTCTGTTCTATTGAAAAAAGAACATGTACTTGCTATGATGAACAGTAAGAAAGATGCCGCTGATCAGTACTTACAAGGTACTACCGGTATCGCATTACGATAAGGAAATAAACTATGCCGTACATCTCTGGTAATGGTAAGATTCAAGATGTTTACCATAGTGATAATGTATTTGTTAACGGTGTTAACATTGCGTTATGGAATCCACCTGGGGGTGCAGCGGCTTTCTATGCGGCCAAAGGATTAAGTGTTGACGGTACATTTATTGACACTCCGGAAATTCAATATGTTGCCGATAGTGTTGATGCTGATAACATTGACTTTACAAATACAGCTACCCAGGCACAGGTCATTAGTAATGTTAATTCAGGATTAAGTTCTGGATCAATCTCAAATAATGTAGTTCCTTCAACTGCGCCTATTGTAACTCAAAATGATTCAACTGCCGCTAATCCTCCAGCAGGTACAGTTACAACTGGAAATTTTAGTCAATGGACTGACGCTGAATATCCAAAAGGCAGTGCCATTTATTCCAGTGTACAACTTACACCAAATACAGCACTAGCTGATTTTACCACAAATGCTGTGCTATTCAATGGCGGCGATCCAAAGTGGCTTAGATCACAGAATGGATTAACGGTTCCTCAAATTTTAAACAATTTATCTAATTTGGCCACTAACTGTTGGGAACCAATCAAGGCCAAATATCCAAATGCCATAGTTACAAATACATTTAGACAGGGCTCTACTACTAGTCAACATGCCTATGGACAAGCAATGGATATACAATTTAGAGGTATATCACCTAGCGATTATTTTGGAATAGCACAATGGATTAGAGATAATGTTTCTTATGATCAATTGTTATTGGAAAAGGCCGCAAACGCTCCTTGGATACATATTAGTTTTTTCAGTGGTACTGGCATACAGGTTGCGTTAAAACCACAGAATCGTGTTGCTACAATGTTAGTAGGTAGTCCAACATCATTTACTCCTGGTTTACAACAAGTTGCATAATATGCTACAATAAATATATTATCCGGTAGGGGTAAACTAGCATAGCTATGTTGGTAAGGTGAAAGACCTGCTGTCTAGTCGGAGGACCTACACGCCCTACGGAGTCCGATATTTTCAAGGATTGATCATGGATGATGTTATATTGGTTTGTTTAATGATTGCCATTGTGTTTGGCTTCTGGGCATGGGATTGGTATAACAATCACATGAAGTAAAGAATTGTTGTAATCCCTTCAAGATGAAGGAGTTCAAGACCCGGGGGCAGTGCCCGGCAGGTCCACCAAAAGGTATTATATGGAATGGCATTGGTTTTATTTAATAGGTATTATCTGGGTAGTAGTTAATATATGGGCACTTGTTGCCGATCATGGCCCAGAGGATCCTGAATTAGAACAAATGTGGAATGATAATTTTTGATGGGCCTGACACAGGATCGATTGGGCTAGATAGTGGCGACGGCAACACGGTAGGCGATGACCGTAAATCAAGCAAAACTTATAAATGCCAACGATGAGGTATTTGCGCTAGCCGCTTAAGGCAACGCCGAGGTAGGACTTACCTTGTAACCAAAACAACCAAAAAGGCAATTTAGGTTGCCTTTTTTCTTGACATACTATTAATGAAATTATATACTAGTAGAGTTATATTACACACAGTTATTTAGAAAGGATTAACAAATGACAATTACAGTAACAATTGGAGAACTTCCAATCAACGCAACCTTCACAGGCGTAACAGGCGCAACTGGCG